GTTAGTGTTGACATCTAGAAATTAATAAGATGTCAGGTAGTAGTGTTAGTGTTAATAACACACCTACTCCTATAGAGCCAAACGATGGAGCTACGGAGGTAGTTACTACAATGAAAAATAGTAGACATAAAGGTCGAAAGCATTGTATTACTACAGGCTCCCGCCAATCCCTCGTGGGTCAGTACTCTCAACTCGAAGTTGAAAGTAGCAGACGTCACGTAGGAAAATTGGTGTCAACTATTGTGAGGAAATGTCTTAGGAAGACACTTCACAAGCCAGTGAATCACACTGGGGTCTCTCAACTTGTTCAGTCACTCCTATTCCCTTTCGTTGCAAGGGTGTCCCTTAAACCAACAGCAAAATGGTTTACGGAAAAAGAGATGACTAAATTGGAGAGTTCTGTTTGTCACATGATTGTTGTAATAGACAAGTATTGTGATGAGTGGAATTTTGAACAAGATTTTATCAAATATTTCATTGACGCTGCCTTGTACAAGGTAAGTGGAGATTGTCTCAATATGGGACCGATCCGTGATGAAAGGATCGTTGATAAATTGTTTGTTGGTTATTTACAATTCATTCTGCGTAGAATGATTGTAAGGAAGGAAATAGATTTCGTCTACTCATTACAAAAGGGTAGTAAAAAGTTCTGGCCTGCTCAGAGTCATGTAAAATTGGCAGCTGCTTACGTTAAGCATGCTCAACGATTTAAAACAGATCATGGGCGTTTGGATCCGAGCTCGTATACCAAAATAGTTCAGGTATCACATGAGGTATTTAAAAATATTATTAAAAATAAACTCAATACTGACTATACGAAATTTATGCCTAGTGGTTCTGCTTGTCTAGAAATGAAGTATTCTGACGGTGGAAAACTAGAGCTCTTTGAGCCTTTTTCCTTCCCAACAAAGGACGAGGAGGCGAAGTTAGGTAAACTTCGAGCTCTTCAGATGAAATTAGAAGCATGGCGGCACGATAATCACACTCGTTCATTCAAATTTGTACAGGACAGATTGGGTGAAGAGACATTACCGTGGATTCAAGATATGGATGCTATCGGGATTTTCGAACCTGGAAAAATAAGGATGATTACCAAATTGTCCGGATTCCTTAGTTCTGCTATTCAACCCCTTCAGGGCGAAATGATGGCATGTTGGAAATCACGAAAAGAGGGAACAATGTTAAATGATTGTTTACTCGAAGAAATCAATAGAATTCACGAGTTGACCCGAGGGACCGAGTTGTCCTATTGGTGTTCAATTGATTATTAAGCTGCAACTGATCTCATAAAGAAGGATTGTACTATAGCTGCATTAAGTGGCATTCAGGGCACTCCTTATTATACTTTGGCGATTGCGATGTTTGGCATAGGACGTGTTAATTACCCTCCTGTGTTTTCCCCTGCTACTTCAGTCGAGAAGAACGGAAAAACTGTTCTAACTCCTGAAGAGAAATATCAGGATGGATTCTCAATCGTTGGAATTGATGGCCAACCCATGGGCAATGATTTAAGTTTTGTACTTTTATGCATTGCTAATCTAGCTTGCTATTTAGAAGCTATAGATGAATGGGTGTCCTCTTCTTTGGAACTTACTAAAGATCATCGGAAATTTCTTTCAAAAATTATGAAGAAATGCGTCAAGATTAATGGCGACGATATGATATTTAAGAGTACACTGGAATTCTACCATTTGTTTAACAAAAAATGTAGTAGATACGGATTTAAATCATCCGTTGGGAAGCAATATTGCAGTCCCTACTTTGCTATGATGAATAGCCAAGTCTTCCAGTGCAAACCTTCCACGAAGGTTGTTCCATCAAAGTTTTATTATGATAAAAAACCCGTCGGTTACTGGATTTATTGTTTGGATAATAATATGATTCCAAACCCAGTTCCCTCTTTTGGAAAGATGGTCCAAAAGGGCTATTTAAACTTAAACATTGTTAAAGGTGTTTGTTTAAAGAACCAGACGGAAGCAACTCCTGATCAAGTTGCTCGTGCTGCTAATAAAATGATCGAATTGTGTCCTTGGACCCGTCATTGTATTCCCGAGATCATGGACCGTTGGTCAGATGATTGGTTAGGAAAAAGATTCCACCCTAATTGGTATTTACCAGTTCATCTCGGCGGAATAGGATTTAACCGTGAATATAGGCCTCTTACTTGGAAGGTCACGAAAGCTCAACGCTTTGTTGCAGCCTGTTATATTTACGATCCGACACTAACTCTTTATAAGAGATTAGGTCTTAGAATCCCTACAATGAAGTATGTGAAGTCCATACTCAAGTACACTATGCGTCCCACTTCTTGCGCGACTGTTCTTAATGAAAATGAGCAGCTACTGCAGGATTTGGCGTGTGAACATGGTGATCAATGGCTTGCCAAGATTGCCCTAGCTGCCAGAGCTAAAGATGGTAATGTAATACAAGAGCAGGAG